TCCATGATTTGCTGCATGATAGTAATTTGACGGTTACTGGCTTTAATCTAATTAACGTTAGATTTGAGTTCAGTGATATAATGAGAGACCCAGATGGGATTACTAGACATGGGGTCATGCGATTTCGTGCAATAATTTTAGGAAACTAAAAGTTAGGAGGAAAACGTATGGCGGCACAAAAGGGAGCAGCATTACTGCTCAAGATAAATACCACAAGTAACACTTACGTTACCATTGGTGGTTTACGCTCTACTGCCATCACGCTTAATGATGAGGCTGTTGACGTAACCAATAAGGACAGTGCGGGCTTAAGAACCCTGCTGGCTGATGGTGGCGTCCACTCTATGAGCATTTCCGGTTCAGGCGTCTTTACAGACGTAGCGGCTGAAGAAACTCTTAGAGTGGCGATGAACGCGACAACCTTCAAAAACTTCAATGTTGTAATACCAGATTTAGGTACGTACCAGGGAGCATTTATGGTTACGAGCCTAGAGTATTCTGGTGAGTTCAATGGAGAAGTTACGTATTCTGTTTCGCTTGAGTCATCAGGCGTAATAGCTTATACGGCGGCTTAATCATTATGTCGTGGTCGGAGGTAGATGTGTCCTTTGGCAAGGAAACGATAACCGGTCTTTTAAATGATGAAAGGCTAACGGTCGCCGCCCCCAAAGGGTATTCGTCAAAAACGGCGATAAAGTCTGTTTCCATCAGTGGGAAACCAAAGGCTGTTGCTAGCTGTGTTCTTGATGCTAGGGACGGTGTATTAAATATCATTCTCGCAATGGCGGGAAATAATAAGGAGGAGTCAGATGACCAACCCGATGAAGGGCGAGATACAAGTTGAATTAGCAGGAAAGCAATACACGTGTAGGCTCACCATTGATAGCATTATACAGATTGAAACTGCTGTAGGCGCTGGAATTATAAAATTGGCACAACGGATGTCCGAAGGCGACGTACGTATTACCGACATGTTACAAGTGCTAACCCCTGCGTTACGCGGCGGGGGAAACAACCTAAAACTCAAAGATGTTACAAAATTAATAGGCGAGGCCGGTATTGTTGAAACGGCATCGGCAGTTGCCCTTATCCTGACGCAAACGATTGCCCCTGAAGAAGCCGAAGATTCGGGAGAAGCAGAAGAGGGAAAGCTAGACGACGCGGAGTAGTAGTAGGAGACTCCTTACCAATCAGGAGGTTCTTTGAGGTGTGCGTTGGAATGCTAGGTTGGTCCCCTCCTGTATTCTGGGATAGCGCTCCCATTGAGGTATTTATGGCTCTTGAGGGTTTCCAAGAATTTAATGGTAGCTCTGAACAGCCAATGAGAAGAGATGAGTTAGAGGATTTAATGGAGCTTTATCCGGACGAATAGATGGCTACCACAGTAGATGACCTTGTTATTGAAATCAGGGCGGAGACAGCGGGTCTGCGCAAAGGGCTTAGTGACGTTGATAAAAGGCTAGGTAAAGCTAACAAATCAGCTAAAAGATCCATCCTCAATTTCGGGCAACTAGCCAAAGTATTCGCGGCAATAGGCGTTATTAAAATTGGCGCGTTCATTGTTAACACTGCGAGACAGTTTGAAGATTTAGGCGCTACCATGCGGGCCGTTACAGGGTCGGTGGCTAACGCCAATGTTGCGATGGAGACTATTAAAGAATTCACCGCCAAGACCCCATTCCAAGTTCAAGAAGTTACCAGCGCATTTATCAAGTTCTATCAGGCGGGTGTTACTCCATCGGACGAGGCGCTAACGGCGTTTGGTAATCTAGCCGCTGGCATGGGCCGAAGCATAGAGACTGTAGCGCAGGCCGTATTCAACGCCACAACGGGCGAGATGGAGATGCTCAAGCAGTTTGGTATTAAAGCCAGGCAATTGGGTGATGAAGTATCGTTTAACTTTGAAGGTCAAGTCACTGTTGTTAAAAACTCAAGAGATGCCATAGCAGGGTATATCCAAACTCTGGGCGCGACCCGTTTCCCAACTGCCTTGCAAGAGCGGTTAAACACGATGTCGGGTTCTTTCTCAAACTTACAAGATAAGGCTGGGCTATTTTCATTGGCCGTTGGCGAGGCTGGTCTGACCGGAGGCATGACACGGTTAGCCATGTCGTTACAGGGTACAGTTGACGCAGCAGGCGAAAAGGGGCTAGCTAAATCTCTAGGATCGGCCTTGGCAGGGGCATTAGATAAAGTTACTGCTGGGATAGTTTATCTTAACGAGAACACAGATAAAGTTATATTAACCCTGAAGGTATTAGGTGCCGTAATAGCCACAATAATAGCGGTGAATATAATGGGTGGTCTAATAACATCGCTTGGAGTCTTATCTGGGGTTTTAGCTTTAGCTACTAAAGCTGTTATGGGCTTTAATTTAGCAATGTTAGCCAACCCTGTATTCTTAATTATAGCAGCAATAGCGGCGCTTATTGCTGTTGGTGTGCTGCTCTGGAAGAACTGGGACAAGGTAAGGGTATTTTTCAAAAATCTGTTTACCGTCCATCTGCCTAACTTTATAGACAAGGGGAAGATAGCGTTTGTAGAGTTTAAGTTGAAACTTATAAATGTAATTAATGAGCTACTTGTGGATCTCCAACCGAAGATCAATAAACTGGTAGAGCTTTATAACGCCATTCCTTGGTTTGATGAGATAGCGCCGATAGTCTTACAAATAGATACATCAGGCGCTGAATCAGATTTAGATAGACTAGAAGCTAAAATAAGAGAGAGAACACGGCAGCTAGAAGTCTATGTAGAAAAGGTGACTGAAGGGACTGCGGCTGTCGTGGCACAGGTTCTCCCGGTAGAGACTGCAGGTGGCGCGGTGGGTACTATAGTCCCACCAGGGACAGGAGATGATTTAGATGATACCAAGGGTGCTGCAGAAAGATTAAAAACGGCTCTGGGTGATTTAAAGCAAAGCATCATAGATTCTACTCATGCGTTTACAACGGATTTTGTTGATGCCTTATTGAGTGGCGAGAACGCTATGGACTCATTCAAGAATTTTGCCAAGAGTATGGTGAGTCAAGTGATAGCTACGTTCATGCAGTTGGCGGTTGTTAACCAGATATTAAATAGCATCTTTGGGTTAACAGGGGCGGACGCTTTCACCACGATGGGATCAGCAAAGGCTGGAAAGGCTGGGGGCGGGAAAATACAGGCTGGCGTACCGACTCTAGTCGGGGAGCGCGGGGCAGAAATCTTTATACCCGATACGTCGGGCCGTATAGCTACTAATCAGGCGCTTGCTGGCGGGGGTGGCCCACAGATAATTGTGCATCAAGAGATGAATTTTGCCTTGGGTGTGGTGCCTACGGTACGGGCAGAAGTTGCCAAAATGATGCCGCAAATAGCGGAGACATCTAAGATGGCTGTGTTAGAAGCATCAGCCAGAGGCGGTTCATACAGGAGGGCTTTATTAGGTGGCAGCTAGAATACTAACCTTACCAGCAACTCCAGGGTTTAGGAAAAGCACATTCTCGTTATTTCGGGCGGTGTCTGCATCTGTTTCCCCTTTTACGGGTAAAACTAGAACACAAGAATTTGATGCTACCTATTGGTTAGCAGAGGTATCACTACCGCCAATGAAAAGGGCGCAAGTAGCCGCATGGCAGGCCTTCTTCCTGAAGTGTGAAGGGCAAAAAAATCATTTCAAGTTGGGGGACCCAGATGCGCAAACGCCTTTAGGAACGTATAACAATACTAATCTACTCTCTATTAAGCGCACTACAGTAGCCAGTGGCTCTATTGTTGTGACTGCTTCTACTGGGGTATTTGCAAGAACTGGGATAGGCACGAATAACTTTGCAGGCAGCTATATCCATGTCACCGGGGCAACCAACGAGGATAATAACGGAACGCATAAAATATCCTCAGTGACCAATGCTAATGCTGTGGTGGTAGATACGGACTATTCCACGGGGTTAGTGAACGAAACGTTTACCGGGGTAGTGGACCAAAATGTTAAAGGTGCGACTGCGATCATGCTGACCAAGACAGCAAGCGGGGCCGGGACTATTTTAGCAGGAGATTACTTGGCGATTCTGGATGGTACTGCTGCTACCAACAAACCAAGACAGTTGGTCATGGCGGTTGAAAATGCCACGGTAAGTGGTAATTACTGGTCTGTGGAAACGGAACCTAAGCTACGCGCAGACTTAGCGAACAGCCATTATGTGGTTCATACATCACCTAAAGGGTTATTCCGCATGGCAAGCCCTATGGCAGAATGGGATTCCAACCACGTATCAACCTATGGGATAGCGTTTTCATGCGTGGAGGTCAGTTAAATGGCTACTAGACCGGGGATAGACGCTAATCTTATTACTCGTTTAGGCGCAGACCATCAAGCACTGTTCTTTGCTGTTAAGGCGGAATTTGATACTGATACGATTAGAGTGTGGACTGGGGCTGAAGATTTAACAATAAACTCAGAAACCTACTTAGGGGCAGGGCAATTGCTAACCTTTGGTACGGTTGATGAGGGAACGGATTTAGCCAGCACTGGGTTGACAATAGGGCTAACCGGCATGGATGCGACCATCCTCAATCTAGGCCTCACAGAACAATATCAAAACAGGCCCATCACGTTCTTTTTGGGTTACCTCAGCGGAGAGACTAATAACGTTGCTGGAACAATAACCCTGTTTAAAGGCCGCATGACGGCGATGATGATTAATGATGACCCAGTCGGTGGATCTACCATAACTGTAAGTGCAGAAAACAGGTTAGTAGACCTGAAGCGTCCCAGCAATCTCCGCTATAGCAAAGCGTCCCAGCAGTACATTGATGAAACAGACACCGGATTTAATAGAGTTTTATCTATCCAAGACATGGAGATTAATTGGGGTAGGCCAGGAAGCTCGTTTAGCGCCGACGACCCAGGTGATTTCACAGACTTTCTGCCGATTATATTTTGAACAAAACTGTAAAAATGCTACCTGATTGGCAGGCTCTGTATGCTGATTTTGTAGAAGCACACCGGGAGGATTCTTTTGCCTGGGGCAAATGGGACTGCGTTATGTTCTCAGATGCTTTGATAAAAGCAGTTACAGGTGAATCTATCATCCCTAAAGAGATGAAATGGAAAACAGAGCCGGAGGCAAGGAAGGCAATCAAAGCCTATGGCAAGACCTTCCTAGGGGCGGTGAGCAAGGCGGCTAAGGCCAGCGGGTTAAAAGAAATCCCTTTGGGGTTTATGACGCAAGGTGACCTGGTTGTTTATAAAGAGGAATCACAGCTATGCGGCATCTGTGATGGATTTTATATCATAGGTCCGTCGGATGATGGGATAGGGCATAAGAATCTAGACCTAGCAATTAAGGCATTTCGTATAGATGGCTAAACAGTTAAAAGCAATACTTATAGCAATTGTTGTAGTAGTTATAGCTTATTACACGTTTGGGCTAGGCCCTCTATTTACTGGCCCCGGTTGGGCAGCAGCCCTACATCCAGCCCTTCAATATGCGTTGGCTACTGCGGTTATGCAGGGTATAGGGATGGCGGTTACTGCCCTAACCTCAGAAGGTATAGAGGCTTCACGACAGAACTTCGGCGCTAAAGTCTCAATAAGAGATGCCACATCACCACGGCAAGTTGTCTATGGGCAAACGCGGGTAGGTGGAATTATTGTCCATATGCAAACGTCTGGTACTGATAGAAATAAGCTAAGCCAGATTTGTTTGGTAGCGGGTCACCCTATTGAGGGCTTTACTGCCATACATATTAATAACCAAGAGATAGCGATAGGTAGCCTAAGCACCTCTACCGTTTCAGGGGAAACAGTGTATAGCGTTACGGGCAACGGGTTTGTGCGTGCTGACAATGAAAATAATTTTGGAAGTGGCGTGCTTATACGCTTTACTTTTCATGATGGGACGCAAACGGCCAGGGATGGATTAGCAGCAGCCTCTTTAGGCAACACAGCAATACCCACCACGCATAAGTACACAAATTGCGCCTACTTTTATATAGAAATGATTTATGACCACGAGCAGTTAGCGCAACTTCCTCGTCTTTCGTTTCAGGTAAAGGGGAAAAAGTGCTACGACCCAAGAACCGACACGACGGTATGGACAGATAACCCAGCTTTAATTGTCAGAGATTTTCTTGTAGACCAAACGTATGGCCTCAAGTGCTTAGATAGCGAGTTAAATGACGCGACTAGCGGGGGAGGTTTTGCGGCAGCAGCTAATGTGTGTGATCAGAACATTACTCTTTCTGATGGTTCAAGCACAGAAAAGCGCTACCGTGCGGATGGGTTTACAAACTTTGCAGCCAGTGGCGCTGGCGTTCTTGAAGCGTTGCTAACCACAATGGCGGGGAAGGTTACGTATACCAATGGTAAGTTCAATGTCTTTGCGGGTTCGGCGCAGACACCGAGCCTCACGATCACTGATGATGACTTACTTGCTCCTGTCAGTATTTCCACAAGGCCGCAGACGGGCGACATGTTTAATTCGTGTAAGGCTATTTATGTAGATAAGAACCAAAAGTACCAAGCCACGGACGCACCTGTATTTGAGGACAGTACATATCTTGGCTATGACACGCCAGATGGTGAAAGCACGGCAAATTATAAAAAGACACGGGAAGTTCAACTGCCCTTTACTACCAGCGTAACGATGGCAGATCGGATAGCAAAAATCGGATTAAGGGCGGGTCGGCAAAGCACCGCCATGTCTATTGTAACGACATTGAAGTTTATGCGCCTTCAACCCGGCGATTGGGTTTATATCACTAACGAGCGGTTTAACTGGACGGCAAAGATATTTGAAGTAACCGGTACTGCAATGGAGTTGATGGAGGGGTCTGAAACAGCGCCGGGATTTTTAGCGACTAAACTGGACCTCAGAGAAACGGCTGCTTCTGTTTTTAACCATGCTCACACCGAGTACGGGGATGAAACCACAGAAGGTTCAAACTTAGAGGACACAGATACAACGGTCTCACCCCCGACGGTATTGGTTCTTAGTACGTATTCATGGAATGAAGATACAATTAACATACGTTCAGTTGTGGTGTTGTGGACTAACGCAGTATCTAGCATTGTTACTGGCACGGAAGTTTCATGGAAATTAACGTCTGCAGCTGACACAACGTATCGGATCGTGGGCATAGTCCCTAATGGTCAAAGGGCATCCTGGATTGGGGGTATAAGTATCGGGCAGAATATCACGGTCAGGGTTCGGCATATTAGTACGTTCGGAAGTTTTAGCACCTACCTTACCGGCACACACACTGTAGCAGGTACAACTACTGACGATTCAGATTTCCTTAATAGTGAAACGAATTGGGAAGATATAGCGGGAACAACGGACGCTCCTGCTGATAATGCAACAGCAAACCCGTCTAGCCAGTTCACCGGCAGAGGGACATCTTTTCCGGGGAGCCCAGTTGCTGGGCAATACTTCTTTAGAACAGATGAAAATAAACTCTATATTTACAGTGGCTCTGCATGGTTAGCAAGCACGCCAGCAGATGTAACAATTTCTGGACAAGGAACGGTAAACGCAGATAATTATACCGATACCGCGCCTACTCAAACATCAAGCGGTAATCTTCCAGATAATGCCACTGTTCCTGTACCCAATCCAATGGGTTCAACGTGGTTATATACTGGTGCAACCCCGTACGTTTTATATTTTGCCAATGCCACAGATTGGGTTACTTATGCGGGGGTTAATACCGATACTCTTTATACGCTACCCACATATACTTCAGGAAGTGGGGTTCCAAATAACAATACAACTCCGAGTCCAAACCCATTAAATTCTACCTACTTAAATACTGCAACTGATCCTGATACTTTATATATTAGTGATGGGTCTGATTGGAT